TCGTCCATATAAACAATACCTATTTCATACCCCCTATTGCTATGCAAACTTCTTGGATTACCTATTTCTTGAAAGGTAGCATCTGCAAAATTTATAGCATAATATTCATAGACAAAATCTGTTGGAGTAACCGGATTGTCAACATACTTCATTGCACACAATTGGAATCCAATTTCTGTACTTGCCGGAGATGTAATTACTTTTATAGGTTGGTTTATTCCTGTAATACCGCTGCCAACTTTTTGTAGAGCATCTAAATTATTTGGCAAAATACAGTTTACAGCATCTGTAAATGTAATACCATCACAGGAAGTTTCCGCTCCCGGAGTAGGGTCATATACAGGCAATATATTTGCTAATGTCCCTACAGTTTCCTGAAACTCAACACTTGAAGCCATAGCATACACAGAAGGATAATCTGCATTTAAGAAAAAATCAAATGTAACCTCTATATTGTCAGTTGTTTCAACAGGGTCAGGAAGTGTTCCTGAAAATGAACTATGAGTAAATCTTATCGTTAAAGAAAGAAAAGAACCTGCAACAAGATTAGCATTTGCCAAGTCAACAAACACTACAGAATTTGGAACAGAAACAGGACCATCAACTTGATAGTTACCTGATGCGGTAGTGTCAGGAACATTCGTCAATCCAATCTCTTCTGTTATAAGTGCCGCACTATATTCTAATTTAATAGGAACACCGTTTTTATCTATTAAGTCATATCCTTCAACATAATTTCCATACATTAATCTATTGCCCATAATAGTTTGGGCTTTAGCAAATCTTGGAACGTTGTCGTAAAGCCTAAGTATCTCTGCCTCATTTAAAACAGTAAATATCTTACTGTTGTTAAACGAAAATTGATATATTTGATTATCGGCAAGACCTAAATCTGCTTTGTTTATTTTCTCAATAATTTTAATGATATTGTTATTCGATTGTTTGAATAATAAATCAATACCAACTACTAATGGTCCTCCTGAGTTATAGTTGACAATTGCAGTATTGCAGAAGTTAGTCATACCTTCATTTAGCATACTGTTTATACTAAATTGAAAAGGTTTTGGTATAAATGCAATATCAGACCACTGAGAGGTTGCTGAATATTCCCCATTTTCATATTCGTACCTATATGCAAAACAAATAAACCTATCTTCCAAATAATTTTCTTGACCACTTGTAGTTATTAGCTGAACGCTTGGAGACTCAATAGGAGGTCTTTTAATTACAAGAATAGACTCTGCACTAAATTGGTCTATATTCGCTACAGGATTTGCGTAATTATTGCTTATGTTTATTACTCTTGGAGCATTGTAATCGTCTGTAAAGAATAGTAAATCTTCAATTATATCTACACCCGTAATTAAATATGTAGGGTTAAAATTTAAAGTTGTAGATACACCACTACCGTCATCTATACTTACTATGTGATATGTTAGAATATTAGTAAAAACATTGAAAGAAACTATTAAATCAAGTTTTCCTGTGGCTCCTACAGGAAAATCAGGGTCGTGAACAAACCAATAAATCGTCTCTCTTGCACTATCTTCTATAGCTCCAATACATCTTGCCTTTGTGCTAAGAGGAGTACCGTTTATGTAAGCTAATGCAGTTAAAGGCAGGTTCCCTTTTGTATTAGAAATTACCCCAACTTCTGCTTTTTCAGTTGACCCCATTCTAATATTCATAGCGTCAATATATTCCCCATCAGGAATTAGTCGTTCATCAACGACTTTGTTCATTCTTCCTGCTATAAAATTTCTTGTTAAGTTTGCCATACTATTTAATTATCTTATCCATTCCTCTCAAATTCATTAGAAGTCTTCCCGGGTGGATATTACTAATTCTTATTTTTGCATTTCTAAATAGAGCTGTTTTTTCTTTTCTCGCACGTGAAACAATATACTCTTGAACTCCAAGTTTTGAGTTAAGGATTTCATAGGTAATGTAGGCGTAAATATATTTTTCAAACAACTTGTTCACAGTTACTAAAGAGTCATCTCCTGACTCCATTCCGTCTGAAATGTACTCAAGAATGCAAGACTCTCCTGCCATACTCGAATCAAAATTAATTACCCCGGCTTTTTTATCAATATTAAAAGTTGGATTAAAATTGGCTGTTTCTGTTTCTAAACCAAATCTATCTCCAAAACCTATTTCAAAATACCAATTTCCATCACAACACCAACCTTCCATTCCGTCATAAGGATTGCCTTGATTTAAGTAAATACTTTTTTTCAACTTTGTAAGTCTATCAAAATCAATATTTGAATACTGAGGCTCAAGAACATTTCCATTTGCATCAAATAGGATATTACCTTGATTGTCCTGCAAATAAGCTCTTGAAGATAAGGTCTGAATATTCTCAGTCAAAGGTCTTAACCAACCATTTTTATATAGAGAAATACGAACCCAATTTACATAGTCTGAAGGTAATACATATCTTAAAGAGTCAGCAACGCTCAACTCCAAGACTTTGACTTCCTTAAATGCGTCATAATTTAATTCCTGAATAGCACGTTTTGCGTGAAATAAAATTTTGTAACGCTCTTCATTGTTAATCAAAGAGTGGTTTCCATAATACATCAACATATAGTTGTTTACTATATCTTCAAGACTAACATACTGATAAGAGCCCCAATTCGCATCTTGCGGTGGGTTTCCATTATTATCATAGTATTGATATTGTGATAAATACGCCATTTTATTTTATTTTTATAATTGATTTTGTTGTTCTTGAATCATACCAAATTGAGCAACCTCAGCTTCTCTAATAGACATACCGCAGTATTGAAGTATCTTCATAACCAATCTATAAACATCTTCAATAGGAAGCTCAAAATCTTGATAATCGGGTTGTGATTGGTCAAAGACCGGCTCCCCATTTGCTAATGTAATAAAGGTCCACTTTGGCGGCAATGGGTGTCTAAAATAAACAGCTTCAACTTTACCATTTTCATTTATAGTTTCAGGATATATTTTTATCTTATCTGACTCCAATGTGTATGATGGAAACATATTGTTTGGTTTAGTTAACAAAGAGTTATTCAGCATAGTTATTTTTCCAACACTTACTTTTTCAGCTTCTGTTGCTGCTTTAGAAATTATTAAATAATTTTCAAAAACATTATTAAATATATCAGCAGTAAGTATTATTGCAGCATTTGAAACAACACCAACAACTCTTGCAACAGCATTTGTTGAAGTATTTATTACAATATCCCCTTCGGAAATGCCATCTGATAAAAATGATGCAGAACTATCTGCAAGTCCAAGAGCTATTAAATTTGTATTTGTTCCCGACACCAACTCTTTTGTATGACAAAGCATTTTAAGAATATAATAAGCAGTGTCTCCGGTAGTTACAGGAGAAGGAACATTATAAATATTCCCCGTAATATGAGATAAAAAGTTTGTAACTAAAAAACCTTCTATTGTTTCAGCAATAGGACCTTCAATCTCGGCATAATCGCTACCCGCCATACGAGCATTTTCCATATTTATAGCCTTGTTGTAATTGCTAAAATATTCTTCAAATATCTCCATTTGTGCGTTTACAGCGTATAGATTGAAATCTGATGGAGAAATATACCCGTAGTTGTTCTTATTTAGAACTGACAATACTGTATTTCTAACTTCGTTTATCATTTTAAATCTTTTTTACAAATATACATAAAAAAAAAGGACACAATGAGTGCCCTTTTTCATAATAACAAAAACGCTAAAAACGAACTACTCACTAAGCATAGCTTCTAACATTTTTAATCCGTCTAATCCTTCATCGCTTTGAAGATAATGACCTGTCATTTCATAAGGGTCTTCTCCGTATGGTACAGACAACATCTTTTTCTTGTTGGTAGAGGTATTAAACCAAACTTCTTTGTCATTGTTTCTCAAGGCTAATAATCTATTCTCGAAGAATAAACGGACCTTTGCTTGAAACTGAAGTTCAGGGTCATTTAATATGTTTAAGAAATCTCTTGGTTCTGCTTTGGCATACACTAAAATATCTCTTTTCAGTACATCTGAAGGATATATAGAAGGGTCTTTGTCAAACATAACTCGTGTAAGAGTTTCGATTTGTTCCATAGAAAGTTCTCTTGCTGCAATTAGTGCATCTATTTCAAGATTCATATCTGCAACTTCTTCCTCTGCTTCTTTTTGTTCATCTACTTCAACAAACACAATCCCATTCAAAGGGTGGTAATGTAGGAACTCTTGCAAAACAGGGTTTGTTCTTGAAACACTAAGAAAGCCATCTTCAAAGATAATTGGCTCCATAATAGCATTTCCATCTTGCTCGTCTTCAAATGGAGACTTTTGATTTACAGCATATCTTAATGCTCTATTTTGTTGTTTGTTTTCATCAAACCACATTAAAGGAAAACGTGGGTGGTTTCTTGATGCTAAACTATAGGAAAGTGGACTTCCTGCTTTTAATTTATAGACTTTGTCTGATAATTTTGCTTTTGCCATTTTTATAAATATTTAATTTGATTTGATTTACTAAAAAAAATATAGAGAGTGTCTTTGAAGACACTCCCTATTTTTTATGCTTCTATTATCCGAAACGGAATAATACGAAGTTATTTGCACCTAAAGTACATACACATCTTTCAGATAAGAAGTTTACCTCCATTGCATCTAAATCAGATGTTTGAGCACCACCGGCAGAACCTGTAATCCAAGTTTTGTAACGTCTGTCCTCAGCTTCTGAAGCACGGTATCTCACGTGTAAGAAAGGACGTTTAGCGTTTTTACCTAAGATTTGGTCGTACACTGAAGTAGAACCCGCAGGAACCAATAAACCTGTAATGGTACCTGTTGCTGTAGCAGCAGTTTGGTTCAAACCACCACGCATAGTTGGGTCATTTAGGTATTTCCAATCAGACTTGTAGAAGTCATAACCTCTACGGAATCCTGTGAAACCTAAGTTCAAAGCCATATCAATATCATTGTCGAATAGACCGAATGATGCAGACTGAGATACCCCACTTCCTGCAAACCCGTTCAATGTAGCCAACATATTGTCAATGTCAAAAGACAATCCACGGTTTACAAATAAAGCATTCTCTTCGATAGCTCCTTGTTTGTCCAAACGAGAAACGATTGTATCCCAATCAGGTAAAGTAGTTGGTGTACCACCGCCCCATACGTTTCCTCTGTTGTTTACAACATAGAAGATACCTTCAGAACCCATCATACCCGCAACTTTAGCACCTGAACCTGTATCTGCCGGAACAGCTTCAATCATTGCAGTCTCCAAGTAATCCTCGAATCTCAAACGAGTTTCGTGCTCTGATTTCAAGTACCATAAGTACCCTGTAGCTCCATTTTCAGTTGTAACTTCAACCCAACCAATTTGAGCCATATCAGACCCATTTACCGCATATTTATCTTTGATGATAATAGGGTTGTTAGAGTAGATGTCATCTTCTGATTCTAATGAACCAATCATTCCATTAGTACCTTTTTTGAACTCAGAACCGTAAATAAATACAGTACATTGAGTAGATACAGCAAATGCTTGACCACCTGCTTCGTAATAAGCTACTGTAAAAGTAGTTGCAGAAGGAACAGCAGTTACGATTGCTTTGTTGAAAACACCTGAAGTGTTGTTCTGAATCATAACAGTTTGTCCAACACGGATAGCAATATATGTAACTCCTGTGTCAGCTACTGTAAAAGTTGCTGTGTTAGAAGTAATTGCCGCTGCTGAAGTACAGTTTGTGTACTTAATGTGAAGACGACCTTGTTCTGCCCATTTGATTTGGTCAGAGTTAGAAGGCATCTCAGCACCTACCATTCTCAAGAATGATGCGATGGTTCTATTACCATAACGCTCAAATTCTTTCTCATAAGTATCAGGAAGATACTGATTTAAGAAGTTGAAGTTGGTAATGTAGTTTGTCTGTAATGCTACCTGCTCAGCAGAAGGCTGTAATGCGAAGGTAGGATTGTTTAATAAAGCACTTGCCATTTTTTTAAATTTTTAAGTTTTACATTTTTTTAATGCTTCGGATTTTTAGGCTCCTTCCCGAATCAGGATTAACTGCTTTTACTTGAATACCATCTGTTGATTTTGTTGCTTCAGGAGCTCTTCGTTCCGTCATTTGAATATTCTTAATATTCCTCATTGTTCCATCAACAGCATCTGCTTTACCTTGTTCGTAAAAAAACTTGGCAAACCTTTCAGGATTCATAGCAACAGCTAAAGACTTATGATAACCTACAGCATCTTTAATTAAACCTTGCTCATCTAAAAACTTATTGATAAAGTTAGCAGGAGTAGATTGTAATTTTCTTAGCTCATTTCGGTCTCCGGGATTAAAAGTAACTTTTTTATCATCAACTTCAAATTCAAAACCTTTGAACTCATCGCTGAAAACTTCGTTTGTTTTTTGGTCAAACCAACTTCTTTTTCTCTCGTTTTCCTCTTCTATCGTCTTTGCTTGCTTTGTATATTGCTTGTAGCTTTCGTAAATCTCTTTCTCCTCTTCAGAAATAAGACTTTCTCTTGACTCAAGAGGAATCTTGTACTTTTCTTTTTGAGAATTAAAAAACTTTTTAGCCTCTGCAACAGCCTTTTTTGTTTCTAATTTTATTTTTTTAATTGTAGATTCATCATCAATATCTTCATCATACCTGTAATCGTCCATTAAAGTCTCTATATCATCTTCATCAAGACCTTCTTGAGTAGATAATAAATATTCTCTTAATAAAGTTTCAGGCTCTAAAGAATCTACGTCTTTATTTAGCTTAATAAAATCTTCAATACTTCTGCCTGTTTCTTGCTTGTACTTTAAATAAGTAGCAACGTCCTCAGGTAAATCTACTGATTCTTTTCTTTCAGCCATCAAATCGTCAAACGATTTAATTTCTTTGTTATATCTTTTGCCAATATATGAAAGAACTTTTTCTTCTGATAACTCATCAAA